AGCTTCGGGGTCGTAATCTTCCCAAGTCGGGATTTGCTCATTCGCGCAGTTTCCCGTCAGTCTAGAGGGCAGCAATTTCTTCCTCGGTTAATCCGAGGTCAATAAGTTTGGACAAAGCAGATTGTCGTCTTGCCAAAGCTTCATCATATTCTTTGCGAGCTAATTTATCTGCTTCTAGAGTTGCTTGAAATTGAGCAAATTCTTCGTCAGTCATTTCTCGATCTATTACTTCATCGGTTTCAATGTTATGTATTCTAATCATAGGTTTATTCATTATTTCACTCCGTAAAGATAAACAGTTCCACCAATAGTAGTTCCACCATTAGAAGGGCCGAAACTTAATGAGGTTATTGCTCCGGTGTGAGGAACAAGAGCCTGAGTAAATAAAATATTGTTTTGCGAAGTATTCATTATATATTGCGAAGATAAACGCATGACTTTATAGCCAGTTTCAGTATAAAAAGGAAATTCACAAATAGCCATGCCATTATTCCCGGTAGATTTTAAGCCCAGCCAGAATAATTCTCCGCTGCTTGTCTGTTGATTGTTCGCTGTTGGGCCGGTTCCGTAGACTTCCAAATTATAACGTATAGTTGGCGCGCTTCCTCCGTTTATGGAATTTATTTGTATTCCACCTCCGCCAGCGTTAGACGAAGGATTAACTAATACGAATTGTAAATGTTTATAACTTCCGCTAATTCCAGAAATTGTAGTTCCAGATCCACTAAGAGTGGTGGTGCTTAATAAAGTCATGCTTCCACTTTGCGGGGTAGCCCATTTTAGACCAGTAGCAGTCGTAGAATCTGCGGTCAATACTTGGTCATTTGTTCCGACGGCAAGTCGGGAAACAGTATCGGCTGCGGTTGCCGCAATAATGTCGCCTTTAGCATCAACAATAGTTGGCGCAATTACAGAAGAAGCATTTAAGGCAAGAGTTACATCTCCACTTGTGCCGCCTCCGGTTAATCCTGTGCCAGCGGTTACACTTGTGATATCGCCTGGGTTTGGTGATGTCCAGGTATAGTCTAAATCTGTATTGGATGCCTTAGATAAAATCTGTCCAGTAGTGCCGCCTTTGAGATCTACGAATGACGTATCTATCGAATTACCAAGCGTACGCATCGCAGCTGCGCCATCTTTAACCAGGTCGGTATCGTCGGGGGTTTCCCAGCCGAAGTTGGTTGTCGTTGCCATTCGTTCTCCTTTAGGCGACTATCGTCGCGTTTAGCCAGTCTAGTGTACCGGATAGGGTGTTCCATCTCTCAGTATTAGGCACAGAATTCCAGCGGAAGGCCTGAAGCGAGAAGGAAATTGGGCTAAGTAAAATCGTAAGGTCAAGCGTGTTATATCCTGCGCGGAACGTCCAGCCTTCCACGAATCCCTGGAATTGGCCATCGTTCATATTGGCTGGCAAATCTAGAAGATCTACAGGCATTCCGATAAATACATTTATTAGCGCATCTCGGTCTGCGTTGCTTATGTTGCCATTCACAAGCGGGAAAGTAATTGCGTCTAAGCCAGGTCGAGGGTAAGCGCGTAGCTGAATGTATTGGTCTGCCTGTGCCTCAGCATCGGCTTTATGTTTCAGATAGGTATTAATAGTTTGGCTGAGTGTGCCATATTGAGCAATAGACGCAGCATCCGAATCAACGCTTTCATCGCTAAAATTGTTGCCAGAAAATATCGTTACATAGTTTCGGACATCTCCGCCTTTGGTATAAAGCCTAATTCCGCGACCAATAGCATCATTCGCCGATAGTTCAACATAACCATTTGCGCTCAGGTATTGCGCTCGATGCGTAGAGTCTGCGTAACCGATTCGGCCTTCAGCATCTTCGTAGAGATAACCCAAGCCGCTCTGAGCAATATCACCGGCTAAGGTATAGACATCGGTCGGGGAAGCTGAGCGCGAAATCATCTCGTAATCACCAGGCTGATCTATGTCGCCTAGTCCGGTATTAAGGGCATCTTCCCATGTTTCGGTAGGCGTGTAAGTTGCCCATGTAGTCGTGGCTGGCGCTTGCGCCCAGGTCTGAAATAGTACGCCGGAAAGCAGTGTGTAAATCTGATTACCTTCGTAATCCTGGGATAGAACGCCGTCTGTAGTGGCTTTTGGAAGGCGTGAGAGCGCCCCTAGCGCAGTAATGGTGATTACCTGAACCTGAGCGACGTTACCTAAATCCCTGACTTCCTGGACGATGTCGGAAATGAATCCACCGAATATCGGCTGGTAGGTATTGGTCGAATCTTTGACGCTAATGGTAATGCCCTGATTGATTTCAGTAACCACAGAGCTTAAATCTAGATTTATCAGTTCTACCTGGCAATAACCGGCGACCGGCTGTCGGTAAATGTCGGTACGGCCTGAAGTAATCGTCAGGTTAGCCAGGGTTACATCCGTGTAATCGATGCTATTTATCGTGACTTTCCAGACAGGCGTGAACGCACTCATTAGAACGCCAGCGCTCCTGCTCCGAGTGTGCCTCGGCTTTGACTGTTATTGAGTACGTTAATAATTGTCCGCGCTGTGCCTTCAGGATCTATAGCGCCATTTACTGTGATGTAGTTAGCGGAAGCGCTACCCAGGCTAGAAGTGCTAGGGGCGCTCATATTGGGTACATCGTACGAAACTCTAGTATTGAATGGGTTTAATCTTCCTACAGCATCACCCATCCGAGTAAATGCTTTAGCCAAATCATCTGCGCCTTTAATGATTGCTTTAATTCCGCGAAGAATTCCGTCAATAATGTCGGACATGAGATTGAGAACGAAATTAACCGCTTTAATCGCTTTGATAAAACCATTCATCGAGCTACCTTCGCCACCAGTTCCGGCATCGATAGTCTTAAATACGTCGGCAATAGTAGATCCTAAATTAGACATTGTTACGCCTAATTCATAAGATACCTTTTCGCTAGCCGATAATTCGGTTTTCATTTCGACAAGGCGAGGGCTAGTTTCCCCTACGGCTGACTTTACGCCGCTTTTACCCGTTAAACCATTTATAAACGCATTAAACGCAGGAACGGCGTTATCTAATAACGTGGTAGTTAATTTATCTATTTGAGGCAATAAGGCAGCGCCGATAGATTCTTTGGCTTCGTTAAATGCTATTTTGAGCCGCGTTATTTTGCCTTGATAAGTATTAGCTGCTACGTCAGCTTGTCCGCTAAATGTTTTGCTCAGCGCAAGTACGGCAGCGTCGAAATCTTTATTTTTGATAATAGATTCATCTATGCCACCACCTAAACGCTTTAACGCTCCAAAGTTGCCATCGTATGCTTTAGCAAGCGCTTCGCTAACTTGAGCCAAAGATTTTCCGCTACCTGCCGAAATATCCAGCGCCAGGGTTTGTAAGCGGATGGCTTCATCTATGTTTTTTACGGATCTAAATAAACGCTCAAAGGATGGACGTAGTTCGTCGTCAGTAACGCCGACAGCGATGGAAGTTTGGTAAATGTATTCTTCGACGCTTGCTATTTGCTGATCGGTTGCGTTCGTTACGTTCTGAAGCGTGGCAGCAAGTTTAGCCTGAGCAGCTTCATCTTCTAGGGCGGCTTTCACGCCATCGATAGCCAGTTTTGTAGCAAATGCTCCTAGAGCAATACCAGCAGCTGCGACAGCTTTACCAAATTTGGAGAATCCTTGCTCGACTTTATTACCGAAAGAATCGGTTTCGCGTCCAGCCTTATCTAGGCCATCTAGTAAATCTTTAGTTTCCGCAAGGATGGAAAGTTTAAGGGTACGACTACCGGCCATTATCTATCCCATTCCTTTAGTATGCGATTAAAGGATTCTTCCCATTTAGCAATAAGTTCTCGCTGATTTTCCGTTAGCGTTGGGTAAATAAAATACCCTTGATTACCTCGGCCTAATCTAGGCGTACGCTTTGGAAATTGCTTCCAGCGATTAGATCCAAATTCCATGCCAGGCCAAAGCTGTTGAGTAGTTCCCCCGCCTGAGTATTTCTGCCCAGCAAAGCCAAAGGATAATTCGCCAATCTTTGAGGATTTAGCAACGCGAGCGCCTTCAGCAATACGGCGAGCCGATGCGCCAGCGACCTGACGTGTCTGCGCTTTACGGATAATTTTATCTTTTAGCATTTCAGCGATTTCAGCTGAGGCTTGCTTGGCTTGATCTAATGCCTCGTCATCCATAGCCTTAAAAGCGCGTTTAATACCGGCTAGTTCGCTGCGGTCATACGCGATGCGTATATCATCCACGATTGCGCTTCTCCAGTATCTCTATGGCGGTTAATATATCTTCGGCAGTTTGCCATTCGCTCATCGGGATACCAGTAGCGATAGATAACTCGATAAGCGTCCGGTTTATGCTTCCGGCTGGGTAGCTTTTGGGTCCACTTCACCGACTTCAATATCATCAACGCTAAGAATCCAAGTCTCGAAAGACTTAAGCTGCTTAGCGCCTGAAGTACGGCTCATAGAGGTATAAGCCAAGAACATCAAGTCATTCATTCCGATTTCGTCATTCTGGCGAATCGTCTTGCCTGTCTTTAGTTCCCACTTAGCCCAGTCGGGAGGATTAACGACGTAGGTCGCTTCTTCTCCGTTATTAAATTTTATGGTTATAGGTAGTTTCATTGTGTGTGCCCCGATCTAGTTTTTAGGTGAAGGATTCCGCTGGTGTTCCGATTACTGTGAAGTTAAAGGATACAGTTTGCGCTTCATTTCCTGCGCCTCCGGCTGTAGGAAAGTCTGGAAGAATCTGGAATGTAAATTGAGCGCCAGAAGCTGCGGTCATAACAGTATTGATTCCAGTATCGGGAGCGGATTCAGCAACGCCCCAGATAATCTCGCATAGGGAGCCAGTTGCGCCCCAGTCTGCGAGCATCTCAACGGCAAAGTTCCATTGATCGTCGGTTACTTTGTAAGCCTTGCCATCTAGGGTCTGGTAGGTCTCGCGTGTGCGTGTATCGCTGAGGATTGCGCTTGTTGTCTGAGCGTCGAAATTGTTACCACCAATAGTGAAGGTAACATCTCTGCCCGTAATTACGGTGGTAGGCATTTCGGTTTCTCCTTAGTTTGT